TCACTATAGTTTGTACTAGCACCCTACATTCCCCAACAACCTAGCTAGGTGAAGGTTTTACCTTACATATCGCAGGGGAAACTTTTAAAACTAAAATGGTATATCGCTAGGGATATCGTCATCTGGTAAGTCATTAGATGGTTGCTTTTTAGCATCACCTTTACCACCTAACATCTTCATAACACCAGTGACTCTTGGTATAATGATAGAAGTATTATACTTTTTATTACCATTAGAATCAGTATATTCTGATACATCTATTTCACCTTCAAGATACAACATAGTACCCTTAGATACATAGTCTTTGATTGTCTTAGTAAGATTTGGATCAAAGGTAGTAATCTTGTGCCAAGTAGTTTTCTCTTGCCACGTACCATCTTTGGTCTTGATCTTCTTTGATGTAGCTAAACTAAAGTTAGCATACTCGTCACCTTTACTGGTAGCTTTGATCTCTGGATCGACACCTAATCTACCTACTAATATTACTTTGTTAATCATATTATCTCCTTAACTGTACTAGTTTATTTTCTAGCTTTGCCTTTGGTTTAGGAAAAGCCTTGTCAATCTTCTTAATGATGTCATTCATTAATAGATTTTCACACATTCTAATTGCTTTCCTCTTAGCACCTGCGTAAGAATCCCAATCAGATTTGTGTTGGTTCTTGATGAGTGTATCATCAATAGTCAATCTCCATTTAGTAACGGAGTCCTGAAAGCGAGGAGTTACCTTCACTATGTTTACTATAATGTTTAGGCTATGCCCATACGCTATAGTTGTTTGATAATGTCCAGCTCTTATACACTTCATGTAACCTCCTTAACTTTTGATTTATCTACATTAGATTTAATATCTGCTTTGACTTTTTCAATATACTTACTGCTATCATGTAAACCTAAGAATACATCTGCACTCATACCTAGATGAGACATAGCTTTAGTTAGTGCATCTGTCATAGCTTTCTTAGGTGCTTCATCATCTAGCTTACCATTGTTTTTGTACAATGATTGAACTGAAGATACAGGTCCAAAGCCACCTAGACTTGAATGTGAACCTGCCCACATCTTTAACTCACAGAATACTAGAGTATCTGTATACTTGTATTCAGCGTTCCATTGCCAACCTTCACCAATCGGACCGAATACTTCCGTCATCTTTCCGATCTGCCACATTGGATCAATGGTGGTAATATCACCAAAGCCTTTGTTGATCTTCTTGGTAAAGTCTGGATTAGTAACTTTAAGTTGATCCCAGTATCTTTTGTGTTCTTCTGGGTTACTTAGTGGTTTCATTTTAGTCATTAGTTCCTCCTATCGAACTGAACTCTACATGGTCAGCAGGTTCTTCATCATTAATTATATATTGCCAAAACATTTCCTCTGCTTTTATTAGTTTCTTCTGAAACTTCTTATCTGCTTGGACATGAAATGACTTCCATTTGTTATTACCAAAGAGTATAGATAGCCAGGCTTGAGGTAGATTACTCACAATCATATAGTGTTGTATCTGTGCGTAATACTTTTCAAGTATAGTATCATCTTTAGTAAATGCATGGACATGCTTAGCCTCAAACACACCCATTGGTTTTAAGTTTTCATTGAGTACATATCCATCTAAGTTAGCTAACATAAAGTCATGCTTCTTGTGTTGTAATGTACTCTCTACTTCTTCGACTGGTAAATCTGTATGAGCAGTAAACCAATCTCTGTTGAAGTCTTCGGTATATATTCCCATCTGTACAGGTAATATAAATGATAGATCTTCATCATCTATCAAACCTTTCTTGAGCTGATAGAGCTGCTTCCATTCACCAGCTACAATCTTGGTGGCATCACTGCCTCCGATTCCTGACTTTCTGTCTAATACGTTCTTTTGTTTGTTGATGTTCATCAAGCCTCCTCTTTGTTAATTCTTCTAAACCTTTTCTTTCATTCCATAAATCTCTAGCAAGTCCTCTAGCAGATGCATGAACATAAGGTTTATTAAGTTCAATACGTAATGCCTGGGCAGTTTGTTTATCATGCTTGAGATAACAGAAGTAACAAACCTTATCTATCCACCACAACTTACGTTGCATAGGATCAGACATGTTATAATTCTTTTTAGATTTATTACGTAACTTCCTATCACTTGCAAATTTCTTAACTAGAACCTTTGGATCTATCGTATTCATCTATTGCTTTTTGTAGATACCATTTAGCTTTTTCAAGATCTACAATACCTCCTTTGTATTTGTGTCTTACAATATACTTTATCACATTACCAAGAGCATAAGATAAATTCTTAGCTATAATGAAATCATATGTTTCAATGTTTCCTGTCTTGTAATGATTCGGATTTATCTGATCTGTCATAGGGATTCCACCTCACATCTATTAGTCTATAAGACTTACCACTATACACTGATTTTTGTGGTGTGCCTATAGTTAAATCAATATCTTTTAATCTATTAGGTGTAAGCATCATTACTTCACCTTTATGAACTGCCTGAATAGTATAGTTCTTATCAATGGCTTGTTGTATTTCATAATCTCTTAGTGAGATATACATACCTTTCCATAGTTTTTTAACGACTCTTGTTTTTGTTTTCATATCCTCTCCTGTTAAAACATTTGATACAAAATCTAGCTTGTTGAAAATCTATAAGCATAGCCTTTGTATATTTTCTACTACATGATTTACATTTATCTATCACAAAGCTCTCCTTTGTTAATTTAGTTACATGGTTCATTAACTGAAGGATGGGAGTACGAGGAGGAATAAGATGAAGATTGCACTCCCATCTAATCTCTATGCTGCTTGGCTAAACCAAGCCATGTTAGACACTTTCCTCTCCCTATCATAACGAGTATTTACTGAATCGCTAGGATAATGTGTACTCCAATGTGTGATTGCTTGATATGCACTGAATTTATTAGGTCCAAATTCTTTTGCATAGTTACCATTGTATTGATCAAGTATATAGTTTTTGTGGTTTTGATTCACATGACTCTTGTCAGTACGTGTTGGTTGAAAGCATAATCTATCTACTTCAGCGTTCAATTCATTGTCTTCTACTGGTACTTCTAACCATTTAGACATGTAGTTATGTACAGTTTGTAGTCCATCAAAAGCTGCATAACTACCAGGTAATGCTAGTTTAACTTCACCACTACCTTTATGTGCAGTATTTAAACTAATATCCCATACCGAACTCTTTAGTCCATTCAAACATAAATACAAATAGAAACCCAGATCAAATCTGTATGAACGTTTACCATTGTAGCTGTTCCATATTACTGCTTCTAAACCAATGGATGTACTTTTGAATGGTACTTGATACTCTGGTAAAGAGAATCTAGTAGCCATAACAGCACCATTGTTAGAGTGATAGTGTTGTTCAGTCATACCATTGATATCAAAGTATTCATGAAGAAACTCATGTGCTTTATCATAAGCTACATCATGTGATATAACTCGGTATGTATCTTTGTGAACTGCAATCAGTTCGTTGTTTTCATCTTTAACCAACTGCTTGTAGCCACTTAGCTTAGAGCCATGTTGGTTGTATACAGGTTCTTCACGTACCTGAAACGTTAGTTCTTGTGGTAACATATTTCCTCCTTTGTTACTTCCACTGAAGGCGTGGGATTATTTTATCACCCACAAGCTTTCGACTACAGATAGAATTTTGCTCTATGTCTACTTACTACCACCCTTGAGTACCTCAGGCATTTGCCCATACTTCATCTTAGGTGTACCTTACGCCTCTGTTGAAACGTTATTCGGTCAGCCTGAAAGGGAGAGCTACTCCCTAACGTGAAACTTTTTAAACTTATAACTCTGCTCTAAATGAACAGAACTTATCTGATTTTACACGATCATATATCTTCTTACCTAATTCATATCGTGCATACCACATCAGATAATAATGGTATTTACTTTTCTTATGAGCTTCCATTGACTTTACTTTTGGTACAGGTATATCCAATACTTCACATACTTCATCTGTTGTGTAGCCTTCTCTCTTTTCAAAGAAATCATCTAATATTTCCTTCGCACGTCCAAGATGATCTAAACATAGAGCAAGTCCATGTTCTATTTTTGGTAAATCTTCTTCACCAAAATAATATTCAAGATGATCTGGTTGAAATCCTTGCTGTCCAAAAAAGTCTGCGTCATCACTGGATTGTATACCAAACCAGAACTTACCTTCTATATCACCTTCATAATATCTACCCATTAATTATATCCTCCTTTAGTTTTTCTGTTGCCTCATTTATATATTTAATTGTATGAGTTGTACGTACTAGTTCTTCCTCTATATTATCTATAGTAGTACAGAACAGTGTTACCATTTCGTTGTGTACTAATACAACATCATCAAGTTTATGTTTAACATCAAACTGTACTACATCTTTATCAAGAGCATCATACATCTTTTGTACTGACTCAATCCATCTGAGTTGTAATACTTTCATAGATTCATTACTCATTGTCTTCCTCCTTCATGTCTACTGGCTCTAGCCATTCACCATGTCCTTCACATTCTTCACATGGATCACATTCATCAGGGGCATCACCCCATGGTATTACACCAAGTCCATTACATCTGTAGCATTGTACTTTTTGTTCCATCATTCCTCCAAATTCTTTTGTATTAACTTATTAAGACGATCTCCTATGTCTTTGATTCTACTATCTAAATCATTAGATGCCTCTTGAATATACTTAGCATCAGTCATAATAACTCCTGCCTCTTCCTGACATTTAATCAGATCAGCAAGTATATTCTCTAGTGTAGTTACTTCTAATAACTTCATCTTACCTCCCTGTAAGTCCTACAATTATGATTGTTAGTACAATGAATCCTATAACTACACTAGTTACAGAATCCCAAAACCACCAAGGAAAATCAAATATCCTTTGTAGTTTCATCAACCTCCAACATTTTATTTGTGATTCTTCTTGTTAGAAATACTAAGAAGATCCAAATAGGTGCTGCAATAACAGACACAATTAGTGTTGGATTGATACCTAAGAATAAACAGAAAGCTAGAAAGCCACCACCTATGCCTAGATATACTAGTATGAATGTACCAATGTATTCTGCTCGGTCTTTGAACTTAGTAGATATCATTGATCTAAATAGGTTAATTACAAACCTATCAAATAGTCTAAATATTGATGTCATCTTATTCTCCTTCTATTGATTTATATCACATCTGTTCGGTATTTGCTACGCTTAAACCAGCGAAAGCAAAAAAAAAATTGTTGGATAATGGGGTATAAACCCCACTATCCTAAGTGAAACTGTTTATTTAAGCATACTATCTACTGCTTGCTCAATAGATGCTATTTCAGATGGAGTCATATCTTTCAATGTTCTCATCTTACCTTGACTTTTCTGAGGTAATTTCCTCTTAGTAAAGTCCTCTTTGTATAGCTAGAGCTTTTTGACTGCTGTGTGCATAGCCTCGTATTTACGATACAATGCATCCATAGTCTTTGCCTGTTCAGTCAATGTTTCAAAGTTAGTCTGGGCAATCTCTTGCCCTGTTTCTGCCTCCCTCTGATCTACAATAGACATCTTGATCTTGTCACGATATCCCTGTGTATATCTTTGGAATGTAGTCATTGACTTGTATGTACTGTTGCATATCTGCCACAGATAGATATTCATATACTTGATATCTACGTCTGATGTTACATCAACTTGTGACTTGTACATCTCATACCAATCAATACCTGTTTGACTGTTGATTGCATCAATATCTGATGCTGATGTTTCAATTCGTGGAACGTAATTACTCATAAACAACCTCCAGTTCTTCTAGATCTTCAGATCCGATTACTACATTAATACTACCTAATTTAGTTTGCTCTAAACTAGCCTCATCTTCTTTTCCTTCTTGTCTTAGCTCACGTATTTTTTGTACCTGAGCTATGTATTCTTCTTCAAATGAATTATACATTTGATACCTCCTTACTCTTAATATCTACTATGTAGATTCTCCTTTCGTCTTCTACATGCTGTTCGATCTCATAGGAAACACTATGTTCACTAGCTCCCATAGATACTAATCTATGGTTTGTATCTCCGTCTGCACTCCATGATCCAGGATGTATATTATCCTTGATTATCCAGTTTAGAAATCTTGAAAATTCTTTCATTCTTACCATTGTATATCTCCTTTGATATGATGAGAGTCTATCTCTCGTTAATGCCTACTTTAGCACCACGCCTTTCAAGACTGACAACTGCGACAGAACGATCGCACCGAAGTGTGCTGTCGTTATGTCCTTTAGATGCAGTTTTCAGGTGAAGAAAGGTGTTGGTAGTTCGTGGCGTGTACATAGCTGATCGCCCCCCTCACTTTATCGCCACGAATAGAGCATTATCGAGAGAGAGTAAATCTAACCATTGGGTTACCTGTGTCTGTATGAGATATAGACGACACGAAGAAGGCTATCGTGATAGCCGACTGAGGTAATAAAAAAGCCATAGGTCAATGGTTAGATCCATATAATTGTCGTATGTTCGAGGGGGAGAGAGTACGAGAGAGGGAACGTCTCTCGTTTGTTACATTCCTTTACAATATAGTTCTTGACATGATATACCGTAGCAAGGTATCTATCGTTATGGGCAGTCAAGTAAAAGGTAAGGATGGTCTGACCAATAGACAAAGGTTATTGGTAGACACACTTGTAGCAGAAGGATGTAGCATAGCAAAAGCATCGCAAACTGCAGGATATTCAAAGGGAGAGAGTGGTAGAGTAACAGCTAGTAAGACGCTACGACTTCCAAAGGTACAAGAGTACTACCGATCACGTATCGCAGAGATAGGTCTGATGGGAGCAATCCCAGCAGTCAAGACTATCGTAAGACTCGCACAAGATGCGAAGTCTGACTACGTGAAGTTAGAAGCATCGAAGGACATACTAGATAGGAGTGGGTTCAAAGCTCCTGATAAGGTACAACACCAGGTGGGTGGAAATCTTTCGATCAAGATAGATCTAGATTAGATGAGGGGGGTTAGAAAACAGGAGCGACAGCGAGAGGAAAAGTCCTCTACACACAACATAGTCGAAAAAGGTTCGTGTTACAATCAGTTACAGATATTAAGGTGGACACATAAGGAACACGTTAAGTATTGTCGTTGCCGAGAGTGTGGAGAGTTCGCTCCGTTTCATATCAAGAACGAAATAGGTAGTTACTTCTTTCTGTGTGGTACTCATTACAAGGAGTATTGAAAATATATTTTTTTTGGGTAAAGTACGCCTATGTCTACAGATAAAACAGAATCCAAAGTTCTTCATAGTAAAGCTGTAAAGAAATTAATAAATGCTGGACCTCCTGGTAGAGGTAAGAATAAAGACCTAGTATCTTTTTCTTTATTTAATAATAAAACTGGCAAACCTATATTTACATTTTCATTGTTTAAGAAAGATCAAAAGAAAGCAGTAAATGCTTTGAAGAAAGTAAAAAAATCATAGAAATGAGTCAAAGCTTACTTAAACGTATAGGAGTATCTGGTTACAACAAACCTAAAAGAACTCCTGGACACCCTAAAAAATCTCATGTCGTAGTCGCCAAAGAAGGAAATAAAATAAAAACTATTAGATATGGGGAGCAGGGAGCTAGTACAGCTGGTAAGCCTAAAGCAGGAGAGTCAAAGAGAATGAAGATGAAAAGAAAATCATTTAAGGCTAGACATCGAAAAAATATAGCAAAAGGAAAGATGTCAGCTGCGTTCTGGGCAAATAAATCAAAATGGTAAAGAGCAGAGTCAATGAGGCAGGTAATTATACCAAGCCTACAATGAGAAAGAGTTTATTTAATCGTATTAAAGCTGGAGGAAAAGGAGGGAAGCCTGGACAGTGGTC